GGTCATCAAGAAAGCACAGTCGCTTGGAATTTCATGAAACAAACAAATTTACGGCTTACAAAAAAACAGGAGGATAAACTTGTAAAATACGCACTAGAGCGTGTTGAGCAGTTAAAAGAGGATAATAGGGAACGCATTGAGAACGATAAGATTTCGTGGAAAATGTATCACAACGATCGTACAGATCGGGTAGGGTACGACGGAATATTTAGTCACTCTAATTTGTCGGTTCCTATGACCAGCTTAGTGGTGGATCACTTCATGGCTCGCGCTGAAGATGAGATCACAGGTACTTCTCCATACTTTAAATTCGAAGCTCAGGGAGCAGGCGATATCGATATGGCGGAGACCTACGATAAATACTTTAATTGGAAAATTGAGGATCAGGCAAATACCAGAGAGAGACTCGAAGAATCTTACCTCCATTTATTTATCCAACGGGCTTTAGTCCTGAAAGCGGTATACGAAGAAGATGTTTCCACTTGGTACGATTACGAAAGAAATGGACTCTTTAATTTACAGACTCAGGAATTTGAACAGATCCCAGGCCAAGGACCAATAATCGAAGGCGAAGACCAGTTCATTCCAGAAATGAACCCAATGACCGGAGACTCAGAACTTCGACTTGCATCTGATCCCAGTTTCGTAATGACTCCGGGTGTACACGAATTCCAACCACTTCCGGAAGGAGTCCCCACTCAAATGGTAAAGTACAAAGGTCCAAGGTCGGAGGTCGTCGACTCAGATCGTTTCTTATGTCCTAGCCATGCAGAATCTGTACAGGATGCAGATATCATTGTTGAAATGTATGACAAAGATTTGAATTGGGCTAAGGAAATGTTCCTTGAGCGTGAATGGTTAAGCTTTGGAGATTTTTATAATTTATTAAATAAAGACGCTAATCCAAGAAGTCCGATTGAAAAGAATGAGGAAAGAACGGAGAACTTAGATTTCGATTCAGAAGAAAATCCAAGCATGCAAGTACTTGAATGTTGGATGAAAAGAGATGTACTTGGAACCGGAAGCCCTCAGGAATTTTGCATATTCATAGATCCAGAAACTGAAAAACCGATCTTCTATGAATTCGTGGCAAAACTGACTCCCGATAATCATGTCCCCTATACCGTGGTATCGATTGGAAAAGAGCGTAATAAATGGTGTGGTCAAAGTCTCCCCGAGCGAATCAGATCTTTTCAGGAATATGTAGATAAACAATTTAATTCTCAAAGCTATAGGAATGAACTTGCTGCGAACCCGATCATAGGTGTCAACCCGCAGGCCGTAGAAGATGAGCCGGAGGATGTAGAATTGCACGCTGGTAAGATATTTGAATTGAAGGATCAATATACCATTGATGACTTTATAAACTTTGCCGCTGTCCCCAATGTCGATGTCCGAACCCAGGATCTAATTGATTTTGTATTTGGAATTGTCCAGCTATGGCTTGGAGTTTCCAACATGGCACAGGGAGATTTTCAGGCATTGGCTCCGGCTAATACAGCAACAGGCGTAGAAGCAACCCTTCGCGAAGCTTCGAAGATTGGTCGTCGATGGATGCGTAGAATTGTCCGTGGATTTGAGGATCACTTGACTAAGCTTGTACAAGTTTCCATGGCCACCATTGATGAAGAAGAAGTCTTTGAATACATGGAAGGCGATGTCCGTGCATTTGGTGTTATGTCTCCTGATGCGATTAAGGACATTGGAATCAATGTTCGAGTCATACTGTCTCAGGACCAAGGTCAAAGGGCGATAGAGAAAGCGAATTTAGCATTGCAGACCCAGGATCGATACTTCCAATCACCTCCGGAGATGCGTCCATTCATACGTCCTATGCTCAAGCGTATTCTTGATGCCATGGGATTTGAAAAGACTGATGAATTGCTACCACCTGACGCACCGGCCGATCCAAAGAGTGAAGCTGAGATTGCTAAGATGTTGGGAGACAACGCTGCATCACAGGGTGAAAGTCCCGAGCCAACCGATGGCGTTCAAGCGGCTACTGCTGGTATGGGTAATAGTAACCCACAAGGCATGAACCAATACCAAGGATAATTTATGAAAAAGTACACTCACGCAAAAGAAAGCACTAAAGAACTCCGGTTGGAGCAGAAACGAGCGCTAGATATTAGAAAGATCGATAATCAAACAACCGTGGAGCGTCAACTAGGACACTTCCATCCAAAATTTGGATCATCTCTTGGCACTGGTTACGACGGAACAACGGGCGTTGTTCAGAAAACAAATCGAGCAGGCTCTGTCGGTTCTGCCCCTAAAGCTGCTGCTGTGACATACGAATGGAGCTTTTCTTTTGTCGGAGGTGCTAGCCTTAGACTCTCTTACATCAGTAAAGTGAGTGGAGTTATATCTTACACACCTATTACGGATAAAGGAAATCACACATTTGATGTGGCTTCTACAAACGCGGGTGCGCCTTCAAGCGTTGCATTCTGGATAGATGAAGCTGCGGATGTACCAGTATCAGACAACTACAGAGTATATTGCGGTTTAGTACCATTCTACAGCACAGATGGAGGTACCACGGGTATAAACTTTGTCACCTTAGACACCGATTCAAATACTAACGAGTTAATTACTGCGGATGTCACTAGCAGTCTTGACAACGCTAAAATCGCTTGGATGGACAATCTTTTCGCTGGGGATACGTCCGTAAATATTTTCTAGGACTAATTTGCATGACCGACCTAGTAGTCTTCGATCAACTCGCGGACATAAAAAAACTGACTACCGATGAATCTTTCATCCATCTTGAAAAGCGCTTTCAAAAAGAGCGCGCGCGATACCTTGCCAAGATGCTTGATCGGGACACCGATAAAGAAGAAACCCTTGCCATCAAAGCTGTCGTTAACGCTCTTGAAGGCTTATCGCCGATGGCTCTTGCGGAAAAAGTACTTAAGATCGAAGTAAAGAATCGCAAGGTTTCTCATCCGGAAATGTTTAGGATCAAGAAACCCGCAACCGGTTGAGGATTAGACCAAAAAACAAAATAATATAACCATGGCAAATATAAATATATCCTGGACGACCATCCCAGCCGACACTTCTGATATAGCTTCTTATGAAGTATATGTCTGCGATGCGACTGCTAACGGCCATTTCACTACCGCAGCTCAGCTTCAAACTAAGCTCGACGCTATTCAAGGAGGCGCTACCGCAGCAGCTCAAGGCTTGGAACTTGTAGAGAGTATCACAGATCTTACGGCATTATCCACAAGCTCACCTAAAACGTTGACCACTGGATCTTACCACTTCGGTATCGCAGCAAAAAACCAAGGTGGGTTTAAAGTTCTAAACGACACCTCGGTTACTGCTCTTGCGGTAGCCTAAGACCTTAGACCTATGCCCGTCGCTTCCAGATGGGGGTCAGATGTAAAAACTGTATCCCGAATTGATTGGACTTGCGATTCCAATAATACGAAACCGCGTCCGTTAAACCACTCGTGCCACTCATCAGGAACTGCATGCCCACCAATTAGCGGGCCGAGTAATATATCCGCAAGCATAGCGATACCCGCATCCGGACCTAGCGGAATAAGCGCAAGCATAGCGATACCCGCATCCGGACCTAGCGGAATAAGCGCAAGCGAAGTATCGGCAGCACCGTCACAGCCAGCATCCGGGCCTAGCGGAATAAGCGCAAGCGTAGCGATACCCGCATCTGGACCTAGCGGAATATCTGCAAGGATAGCTCAATTTAATATCGCACCTTTAGAAGCGAGTCAGGATAGCTTTGTAAGATCCGCACCGGTCGGGAATGACAATATTAAATTCGCAGAAGATGTTGATCATATATTTATAAACGACGGAACTGATTGGCACCGCTTTAACGAGGAATAGGAACGATGGGCGATATATCAGTACATAATAGCGCTGGTGCAAATGATAACCCAAATACGGTAACTAGTGTAAATGCGAATGTGGGTCGAGTAGTCGATCTATTCATGACAAAAGAAGAGGCTGCGATTATTCAAAGTCAGGTAAATGTAAATACAGAAAATGTAACAGAAGTGGTCGAGAACGCTCCAGTCAGTTTAAATACCTTTAAGGAACTCTCTGATAATCTACAGGTTAGTGATTTTCTTGCCGCATTGGGCGACGATTAAAGTTTTACACCGCAACCGATTGAAGACCTTGTTGTTTTATAGGATTATCAGACCTGAACTTCACCCGCTCTAACACAATTTTTTTATGGCTAATATTCTATCTCAAATCGGTGGCGCAGTTAATGTTAAACTCGCAGAAAAACTTAATCTCGCAGGAGGTACAATAACGGGAGAACTCGTTGTTCCCGCACCAACCGCAGAAACTCAGGTCGCGCAAAAAGCGCAGATTTCTGCATTGGAAGCACAGATTGGAAGCTATGGAAATTTCGTAGCGACCATAGCAGATGTCACCGTTTCAGTTAGTGATACCGCGGCTAATATATTCGCCATAGCAAATCCGGCCAATGGAACAGTTGCAGTTGCGACTGACACCAATGCAATTTATGTCGCGGACGGAGGAACATTTTCCATAAGCGATATCGATAATGTAAATGCGGCTGTAATAACTGCGCTCGCAGAATACAATGCATCGGGAGATACCGAAGCAAACATCCGATTGAGGACTGGGGATGCTACCGGTACTATCATGTTCGGAACTGATACCTACGATCTCTACATCTTCGACGGATCAGCATGGCAAACCTATAACAACGACGCATAATGAGCGATTTAAACGTATATACAACTTCTCAAATT